GGAATTATTAAAGGATAAGTTGGAGCAAGCCATGACTGAGCTAGAAGAAAAGATAGATAAAAGAATAAAAACTGCATTAGAAAACCCTTTATCACAAATGTAAGATGGCTAAAACACCCTCTAACGAATACTTTACACCAATTAAAAAAAGGACTAGTATAGGGCGTTCTTCACGCACAAGGCCAAAGAACAAAAACAAAAGACGTCAATACGTTAAATATAGAGGTCAGGGATGAGAAAAGGTTTATACGCTAACATTCATGCAAAAAGAAAACGTGGTGGCAAAATGAGAAAAAAAGGCGCAAAGGGTGCTCCTACAGCAGCTAATTTTAAACGTGCTGCACAAACAGCGAGGAAGAGATAATGACAAAATTGTGTCCAAGAGGTAAAGCTGCAGCTAAACGTAAGTTTAAAGTTTATCCTAGCGCATATGCAAATGCTTATGCATCAAAAATTTGTGCTGGTAAAATCAAAGATCCTAGCGGTGTAAAACGTAAAGATTTCAAAGGACCTAAACCTGCAGGTAAAGCTAAAGGTGGCGAGATAATTGACTTTAATAAAATATCGCAACAAAGAAAAGCAGTGTCAAACTTTAAACAAGGTGGCATAGCAAAAGGTTGTGGAGCGGTCATGTCAAGCAAAAGAAAAAAAACTAAAAAAAGATGAGTTTAAAGAAATGGTTTGAACAAGATTGGGTAGATATTGGAGCCAAGAAAAAAGGTGGTGGTTTCAAAAAATGTGGTCGATCAAAACTTAAATCCGATAGAAAAAGAAAATATCCTAAATGTGTTCCAGCAGCTAAAGCTGCAAGGATGACAGAAAGTCAGAGAAGATCAGCAGTGAAAAGAAAAAGAAGTAAACCTCAAGGTGTTGGAGGTAAACCAACAAATGTCAAAACTTTTGCTGCTACTGGTGGGTTAATTACAGATCAAAGAAGGGCTGGGGCTGCGCAGAGAGGTTTTGGTTTTAAAGGTATTTTTTAATGCCTAAGAAAAAAGATCCTAAAGTTGGGACAGGAAAGAAACCAAAAGGCAGTGGAAGAAGACTCTATACAGATGAAAATCCAAAAGATACTGTATCTATTAAATTCGCTACGCCCAGAGATGCGAGAGCAACAGTCGCAAAAGTTAAAAAAGTTAATAAACCTTTTGCTAGAAAAATACAGATCTTAACAGTTGGTGAACAAAGAGCTAAGGTCATGGGTAAAAGAGAAGTAGCAAGTATTTTTAGAAAGGGAAAAGATGCAATTAGAAGAGGAAATAAAAAAAGACGTACGTAAATGGTCGGAGTTTTTTTTAGAAATACCTAATAAACATTTGGGAGGGTTTCCAGCGTGCCCTTTTGCCAAAAAAACTTGGAAGGATGACAAAGTTTTAGTTGAAGTAAAAGAAAAAAATAAATGGTACAAAACACAGTTGAACTTACACCTAAGAAACTTAGACTTTTCTGTTCACGAAATATTAATTTTTTGTGATCCTTATTTCAATTACACTACTACCAAATTACAAGAAATTGTGGATGAGTATAATTCTTGGTTCAATAAAAGAGATATTTATTTTATGGGATTTCACCCTGCAAATCCTGCTAATGAGGAAGAGCAAGAATTTCTAGTAACTCCAACCGGTGAGATGCCAACTGTTGAATCTGATCTTATGTATTCTATGATATTGGCACAAAAGTTCTCGCTATTGCAAGAAGCTTCTGATAAACTGCACAAAGTTGGTTACTATAGGTTGTGGCCAAAGGGGTACTATCAAGACGTTGTGGTATCACGATCAAAAACATACAGACGAATATTCGGAGGTCGTAATGGTAATGAAGAAGAAAAACATTAATAAAATGCGAGGTGGCGGACCAGTTGTAAAAAAACGTGGTGGCGGCATGATGAAAAAAGATCCAATGGCTATGGCTATGGGTGGTAACGTATCACCAAGAAAAGCTATTGGCATGAAAGGTGGCGGCAAAGTCATGAAGGGTAAAAAGAAAAAAGTGATGAAGAAAAAAGGTAAGAAAAGAGGCTAATGCCAACTTACGCTTCAACAGCTAACTTTGACCTCAGTATAGATGATATAGCTGAGGAAGCATATGAACGTTGTGGTTTGCAAGTTCGTAGTGGATACGATTTGCAAACTGCAAGACGTTCTTTAAATCTATTATTAGCAGAATGGGCTAATAGAGGATTAAATCTTTGGACAATACAATTACAAGAAAAAACAATTGCAGCAACTACAACTAGTTTAACTGGAACTAGCTTATTTGGTAGTGGTGCAAATGATAGTCAACAAATAGTAGATATTACTGATGTAGTTATCAGAGATTCTAGTAACAATGATTTTTCTGCTAATTCAATTAGTAGATCTACATATTTAAATTACGCTGTTAAAACAACCAGCGGAAGACCAACTCAATACTATTTTGAACGTACGATAAACCCAACACTATTTCTATATCCTGCAGCTGATACAACTTACACTCTACGGTATTATGCTCTTGTTCGTATGTTTGATGCGGGAGATTACACCAATAACGCTCAGATTCCTTTTCGATTTCTTCCATGTATGACTGCCGGTTTAGCTTATTACATGGCTATGAAAAAAGCGCCAGAAAGAATTCAATTATTAAAACAAATTTATGAAGATGAGTTTCAACGTGCAGCAGCACAAGATGGTGAAAGAACTAGTTTGTTTCTTACTCCTAAAACTTACTTACCAGGAGTTTAATTATGGCAAAATATGCATCCGGTAAGTTTGCACAGAGAATATCAGATAGATCTGGTATGGCTTTTCCTTACAACGAAATGGTTAAAGAATGGAATAACTCTACCGTTCACATTTCTGAGTATGAAGAAAAGCATCCTCAACTAGAACCTTTACCCATTATTCAAGATCCACAATCTTTACAAGATGCTAGACCACAAATAGCAGACTCAAGGGTTTTTGTTGGAAAAATAGGAGTCAATACTAACTTATTTTCTAGTGTGGGTATGCAACCAAAAGCAGAAGCAAAAGAAACTAGATTGCAGAGCTCCGCTGGAAATGTTACAGTGAGCACATCATGACAGATTATTCTGATTTATTATCAAACGTAAGAGATTACACAGAGACAGATTCAAATGTTTTAAGTGATTCCATAATCAATCAATTCATAATATCCACTGAAGATAAGTTAAGAAGAACCGTAGACCTAACTTATTACAGAAGATACGACACTGCTACACTTACTGTAAACAATCCTTTTTTACCGCTTCCTGCAGATTGGGAAGCAACTAGGTACATACAGTTGATAGATGGCTCTGATAATAGAACATTCTTGATACAAAAAGATATTTCGTTTATGAATGAATTTGCGCCAAATAGGACATCAACAGGAGCAGGTACTCCCAAGTATTACGCTGTTTATGATGATGATACTCATATGTTGGCACCAACCCCGAACGCTGCATTAACTGTAGAGCTCGCATACACGTACAAGCCACCTGTCTTGTCCAGTACGACAACATCGAATTGGGTTAGTCAGAACGCTCCAAACGTGCTTTTGTATGGTTGTATTTTAGAGGCACTTGGATACTTGAAAGGTCCAGCTGATATGATACAATACTACGATAAAATGTATAATCAGTCTGTACAGGCTCTAGCCACATATGAGATGGGGCGTGACCGTAGAGACGAATTTCGAGATGGCGTTATTCGTATCCCTCTCGAGTCTAGGAACCCATAGGAGATTATTATGGCAATTAACCAAGCTATATGTAATAGTTTTAAAGTGGAGATCCTGAAAGGCCTGCACAATTTTACGGCAACGACGGGGAATACTTTTAAACTAGCGCTATACGACAACGAAGCAACATTAAGTAAATCAACAACTGCTTTCCAACAAACTGACGAAGTGGCTGCATCAGGCACTTATGCAGAGGGTGGTGGGACGTTAACATCTGTAACACCTACTTTATCATCAGATACTGCTGTATGTGATTTTTCACCAGACTTATCATTTACAAGTGCAACTATTTCAGCACAAGCTGCTGTTATCTATAACAGCTCAACTGTATCTGGTTTGACTACAAATGCTGCAGTCTGTGTTCTTGATTTTGGTGCGGTTAAATCTTCGACTGCTGGTACGTTTACAATTACGTTTCCTGCTGCTGAAGCAACCGCTGCAATCATAAGAATAGCATAGGAGATAAAACATGGCCTCTATCCAAGGATGGGGCCGAGAAACTTGGAACAGTGGTGCCTGGTCTGAACAAGCACCTGTATCTGTTACAGGTATTGGCCTCACGTCATCTGTAGGTACTGAGACAGTAACCACTGACCAAAATATATCTGTATCAGGCAACCCACTTACCTCTACAGCTGGAACTGCTGTTGGTACGGGTATAGCTAACGCTATAATTACAAATGGTGCCTCTGCAACTTCAGCACGAGGCGATGTTTCATTATCAACAGATCAAAATATATCTGTATCAGGTAACCCACTTACATCCAGTGTAGGCGATGAATCAACAAGTGTAACAAGCACGACTGGATGGAATAGAGATACTGATGTCAATACAGGCAGTTCTATTGGTTGGAGTGAACAACAATGGGGCGCTGTAGGTGGTTCATTTGCATTAACTGGTCAACCTATGACCATAAGCACAGGCGATGAGGCTGTTGCGACAGATCAAAATATATCTGTATCTGGAAATCCACTAACATCTACAACAGGGACTTTTGCAATTTCAGGTGATGGTCAAACTACAGTCGTTGTTGGTGCTGACACCGCTATGCAGTCGTCAGTAGGACAGGCTGAGGCTGATCCTGAATTTGTAGTTTTCCCAACAGGAAATGCAATGACCTCTGCTGTGGGGACAGTAGGAACGTCAGTTTTCCTTACTGGTATTGGAATGACATCTACCATAGGAGATGCTGAGCAAGAGACATTATATGAAGCTCCAAGTGTAGAAGCTACAGCTAGTGAAGGTAATGTAAATATTCGTACAGATGTTGCCTTTACAATAACAGGTAATTCTGTTACAAGTGCAACTGGTACTTTACAAGGGACCTTTTGGTCACAAGTAGATGACTCAAACAGCGGAATAACCTGGACGGAAGTTCACAAAGCTGCATAAAAGTTTTGACAAACTTTAAAATAATCATTAAATTTTAAATTAGGAGATTAAATGGCATCAACATTTTCGACAGGTTTAAGAATAGAATTACAAACCACAGGAGAAAATTCTGGAACTTGGGGTACTATTACAAACAATAACTTTTCTCAAGTATTTGAGTTTGCTATTGCTGGTGTCTATGCAAAAACTCTTTCTGGAACAGGACCTACTACTTTAACAAATGCAGATGGACCGCAATCTCAAGCTAACAACGAAGCTAGACAAAACCAAATTATTTTTTCTGGAACTATTTCTACTACTCACATTGTACAGTTTCCAACTACACAAAAAACTTACGGACTTTATAACAACATTGCAGGTGGCGCTGATATAACTGCAAGACTAGGCGCTTCTGGAAACACACTAACAATTACAAACGGTAAGTACAGATTAGTTTCTACTGACGGAACTAATTGGTATGATATTTTTACACTCGCTGGTTTAGGTGAGGCATGGATTAAAAAAACATCTGATTATACTGCATCAGCAGGCGATAATATTTTTGTTGATACGAATGGAGGAGCAGTAGCAATTACTTTACCAAGCTCTGCTGCTATTGGTGATCAAATAAAGTTTATTGATGCAGAAGGAACTTTTGCAACTCATAATTTGACTGTAAATAGAAACGGTCACAAGATACAGGGTTCTGAATCTAATTTAACAGTATCAACTAGTGGTTCTGGCTTTGCGTTGGTGTACAATGACAGTGACAACGGTTGGAGATTAAAGTATAACGATTAATTATGGCTAACTTACAAGATATAACAAATAGAAGTGAAGTAGGAACAATTAAACCTTGGGGTAAAGCTACAGCTCCTGATGGTTATCTTTTGTGTGATGGTTCAGCTGTATCAAGAACAACTTATGCAGATTTATTTACTGTTATAGGAACTACTTATGGCACAGGTGATAACTCAACTACTTTCAATGTGCCAGATTTACAAGGTAAGTTTCCACAAGGTAAGAGTGGTACAACAAATTTAGCCACTACAGGTGGTGCTAACACTATAACAGTAGCTGTAACAAACAACCAAGCTTTAGCTAATAACCAAACTGTAACAGTGACTGGTAATATCGATAACACTTCTTTAACAAGCGCTCAATTAGCGAGTCACTCGCACACATACAATCTTAGAAGCACAGCTGGTGCAGACACAGTTAACGCACATGGTGGTGTTGGAGGCTCTGGTCAAACAAGTTCTAATACTGGTAACGAAGGTTCAGGTACTTCTCATAATCATACACACACTTTAAGTGGTACTTTAGGAGGTTCTGTTGCTTTAACAGGTGCTGTTACTGCATCAGGCACAAATTCATTTTCACCATTTGTAATAGTGCAATATATTATTAAACATTAGGAGATAAAGATGGCTACACAAATAGTAATTGCAAACGGAGATAACATTTTACTGGATAATAGTTTTCGAATAAATTGGAATGAAAAAGGTAATGCTTGGCAAGATGCATGGCTTCCTAACACTATACATTATGTAATTTGGAACGATCTTGTTGGTCAAAACGAAATTCAAACAAAAGATCCTGCAACAGGCATGATGGCTGGTAACACTGATTTAAATGCAACAAGTGATGCAGTTGGATCTACAACTGTTGCTGATTTATTATCATGGGGTACTACAAGAAAAGCTCAAATTGAATCTGCGCAGCTTGATTATGACAACGCGTATGAAAATGCAAAAACAAAATGGGTAGATGATGGAAATGAAGCTGATATGTTTCATTCTGGAAACTCAGCCACATCTTCTTATTTTGATTGGACCAAGAGCTGGTACGACTACGACGAAAATTTTTCTTAATATTATTTGTAAGATTTCTTTTTCCAAAATAATTGTTTATATCTGTCAATAAATTTTGACAATAAAAGATCTGTAGTTTTATTGTGTAATTTTTCATAATAAAATCCAGACCACATTTTATAAGATTCTCTTTTAAAAGGTATGACCTGAACCATTGCCTCACCTTTTTTTATAATAAATTGTTCATCTCTTTTATTAAGAATAAATGGAAAATTAATTAAACTTACATATGAGTCAGTATCAACCACCCCTGCTATTATTTCAAATCTTGATTCTATCCTGTTCATTGGTTTTATAAATAAACAACTATAACCAGGCGGTGTTTTTATCAGCCACTTATTCATAAACTTACCTGCGTTTTTACCTGACTTTTTTTGCCATTCTTCAGGCAATTGCGCTCTACTATGATAATCAACGTCAACTGGAGATCTATTTGCAGGTGTGATAACAAATTCATCTTCAACGGGATCAATTAAATAATCTTGGTCAAATGGTATAATATAACCCATGGTTAAAGAATCAAGAAAAGGCACGCATGCTTTAATAGTGGCATCTTGATAATTTTTATTTTTAAATTTTTCTAATTTTTTGTATTCATCGGGTATAAACCTAGATGCTGGTTTAGGGTGAGGCCAAACATCCAACATGGCTTTGTTACTGGCAATAAAGCTTATTTTCCTCTGTAACATTACTTTCTTCCTTTTTTTCTTCAAAATTAAAAGACATTGATCTTCTTACATCACCTTTTTTCTTTGTTCTAAAGGGCATCACTGAGTGTTGATGATTAGCTTTAAAAATATAAAAATCACCAACTTTAGGTGTAATATAAAGTGACCCATGTCCTTCTGTCCAAGTAAAACACAATTGGCCATCTCTAAATTTATGTATGTGTTTTGCATCATTTATTATTTCAGGAACTTTTAAAAATAAGACAGTGGACCAACCACTATGAGGATTGTAATGTGTGTGCGGTGGATTGTATTCACCTTCAAGCATATCATTAATCCATATACTACTGATATGTAAATTCATAACAGGTCTATCAACTAAGCCAAAATGATTACTTGCCAGTACAAACTCATTTATTGAATTTATAATTGTATTATAAATTTTTAAATTTTGAATAAATGTAGAAGCGTTTAATTCGGTATTTATTCTACCCGCTAATCTTGAGCTATCAGAAACTAAATTTTTTCTTTCTTTGTCAAATGTGTCGTTTACTTCTTTTATTTCTTCTAAAGGTATTTCATATTTTTTGACAATACTGCCATTAACAAAAGTTTTGCTTTTCATTCTATTTTCTTTCTATTTTATACCATAAACTTAATGTCAAGAAAACAATTATAAAAATACTATTGCGAAGGTTAAAAATATGCTTACATTAGGTTCTCACCAAAATTAACAATCACAGGAGATATTATGACTGAACAAGAATATTTAAAAGCCATTGCTGTCCTTGCTGGTAAGGTGAGCAATTATCATGAAAGATTACTAGCCGTTGAAAGGGATATGGAACGTCACTTAAAAGAGTGCAATCACCACAGTCATTCTTCAGATCCCACATGTCCAATATGTGAAGGACAAGGGTGTGAGTGTCAAAAATCTTAAGACTTAGGAGTTTCGCCCAACATATCTTTCAATGATGGAGCAAATACTTTAACATCTCGTCTAATTTTTTCAGCAGTTGTTGAAGTGTTTGGATCATCTATGTCAGCTTGCATGGCTTCTTCAGATTCGTACTCCTGACCAGTATCCGTGTTTGTTAATGTAGTTTCTGTTTTAACTTTGTATTTAGGAATGACTCTACCATCTTCTAGAGTTATTGTTCCTATTTGTTCTGCAGGTTCAACTATCGGCATTTTCTCTCCAATTAATATTAAAACTTAAAATAACTCTATCTTGATTAGAATTATTTATTTGTACTTCATGTTGTAACCATGATGGGAAAAAAATCAATGAATTTTCTTTGGGCTGCCAAGACACGCTATGAGCAAGGTGTATAGAGGCGTCTTTTTTCTTTGGGGGTGATAGTACCTCAGCTTGTGGTTTAGGCTCTAGAAACACCAAATTACCGCTTTTAGGAGGTACTTTTAGGTAGTATACTCCAGACAAGTAGTTATATGGATGTGTGTGTATGTTGTTTCTGGATCCTGGCGGGTTAATCATACCCCATAAACCCGTTATTTCAGGAACATATTTGTCTTGCACATCTAAATGTCCAAAGCACTCTTTAGCTTTGTAAAGTATGTCACCAACTGTGCTTTTAAATTCTTCATCCTTGTAGAGTTCATCATCGCTGTGCCAACCTCCTACATTAGATCTTGGCATACCTTTTTCATCTTTAGCTTTAATTTCATAAAGTCGATCTACCAAGTGACCGTGGCCCTTGACCTCTGTCATCATAACAGGTGTAATAAATAGTGATTGTAAATCCATAATATTCCTTTCTAAAGTTGACCTTTTGTTACCTCCATAAAGCTTACAATTATGTGAACTTGGTTAGCAGCATTTGCTTGTGCTTTTAAAACATCAGACTCCTGTAAAACCAGAGGCTGAGATAATAATTCTGTTGTAGTGTTTGTTGCAACACTTTTAGCTTTAAATAATTCAAAAGTAGCAGAAGATCTAACAACTTCCAAATCTACTAATGTCGTGCTTCCTGAATCATTACAAATTAAAATAGATTTTACAACGTCAGTAGTAGGTGGCACTGGTGGTGTGGCACCTGGATTAGCCGTGGGCACTGTTAATATGGTTGTAAGGTCTGTTGATGTAATGTCAACCATGGCGCTTTTAAATGTATTAGCCAAGGAAAAATGTCTCCGATTCTGTTTCTTCTTTTAAATCTTGTTGAAAGTTTGTATTAAGTAAAAAAACTATTTGTTCTAACAATCTAATCATTTGATCAAACTGACTAGGATCATATTCTTCTGTAGCGTTTGGTAATCTAGTGATTGTAATTTTAGCCATTATCTTCTACCGTCTGCTCTCATTTCTAATTTTTGTGATCCAAGTCTCCAAGGTGTATCATCTACTGTATTAGTTGTATATCTTATTTTTACTGCTCTGCCTCTGCCTCTTACACTAATTTTTTCTGTTGTGCTCGTTATGGTGCCGCTTGTTTGAACGTTGGCTGCAGATTGTGGATACTGCTCCAAAGTCAATTGTGCTGTCATAGTATTAGCAAGATTGTCAAAATCTGGCACTAATTTACTTACAGACATTAGTTGATCACCGTCTGCTATTTCTACAGATCCCGTCTCTAAAAAAGCTGTAATAGCAGTGCCATCTGCTTGATTATTACCAGACTCATGCTCAAATATAGATGACGCACCAGCAGTTAAACCTAGTATGCTTGTAGCGTTTGCAGTTGCAGATGAACTATATTCTGTGGCTATTGGTTTTTCATAAACATAGGCACCAA